ATAATGTATCACTTACAACATATGAACAGGAGCATCTATTCCTAGCGTTTTGCTCGTTTGTAACGTTAATACATGCAAAAAAATTAAACTTGGCTAATGTTTTTCTTTTAGTGCTTCAAAATAAAAACCTACGCGATTTGTTTAAGGTATATTGTGATGCTAATAATGATTACGCTGTAGTACAGGCCTTTTTATCGTTTGATCCAAGTCTTCATAAAAGTAAATATGTCATGAAATACTTGAATAATAATAAAAAGAAGATTACAATGTAGTAATGGAGACACCATTAACTGATCTTGAGCAGCGGATTTATAATACACATTTAAGAATATCAAGATCCATCAATAATTAACCATATAAGCTTAGAAAAGACTTCAGTAATATCAAAGACGTTGAAATAAACTCTCTTAAAAAACTATCCATTTTTTTTGCTAAGTTTCCACATATAAAGCTCGAAGACTTTGTAATAGCACCGTTTAAGATTTATTCTGATGAAAAGTATTTTGGTCTAGATTACTATACAACACTTAAAGCTACAAAGGCTTATACATTATATCAAAAGCAACTTGAAACAATGGATCCCGATACAGACAGTCAACTAAAAAGTATTATTGATTCATTAAAATTTATTTCAATCTTCAGTACTGAACAAAATATATCTATTGATGATTATATCAAACATCAATCAAATACAACACCATCATACATCTTGCACCTTAAAGAACATAGAATAAATGTTTATACATTATTTGGATTCTCAAGCTTTGAACGACATCTAAGATCATATGACTCAGATCTATTGAAATTTATTCTCGGCGATGATTTTCTAAATAATCTTTCAAGTTTTCGACTCAAATTCTTCACTTCAAAAAAAGCAAAGAAGCTAGTCGAACTTGGATTACAAAAAATAAAAAATAAAAAAACTACTTGACTAAACCAAAATACAACCTATACTAAAGAAAATTAACTATGAGCACCTCATTCACATCATCAATGTTTGATAGCATTAAGTCCGCCCTTACTAAGAATACCGAAAGCGGTAACACTAAGTTTAAGGATTATCTCCGTACTGAAGCAGGAAATACGTATACTGTACGTATTCTTCCTAATGTTAAGGATCCAAACAAGACGTTTCTACATTACTATTCATATGCCTGGAATAGCTTTGCAGATGGTAAATTAATTAATATTATTAGTCCTACTACTTGGGGTCAGCGTGATCCTATTGCCGAGGAAGGCTACCGCATTCGTCGTAATGGTACCGAGGAGGAGAAGGATAAGGCACGTGCACTTAACCGTAAGGAAAATTGGTTGGTTAATGTATATGTAGAAAATGATCCTGTTCGACCTGAAAATAATGGTACTATCAAGGTGCTTCGCTATGGTCGACAGCTTAATAAGATTATTATGGATGCAATCGAGGGTGATGATGCAGCAGATTTTGGTGCTCGTATTTTTGATCTTTCACCTAGTGGATGTAGCTTCCGTATTAAGGTCGAAAAACAAGGTGATTTTCCAACATATGTATCATCAAAGTTTGCCCTACCTAAGGCAGCTGCAGGGTTAAATGAAGATTCTTATGATGAGATTTATAATAATATTCTCGATCTTGAGTCGTATTTAACTACAAAGAGTTATGATGAGCTTAGAGAAATTCTTAGCACCCACTATCACTGTACAGCTGATATTGAAGATAGCGAAGAGGTCAATACACCTGTACCTGTTAAAGTAGTAGGTTCAAAACCTGTTATTGAGCAGACTGCACCTAAAAAAGCTATTCCAGCAAGTCTTGAAGATGATTCTATTGCCGATCTCCTTAAGGGACTTGAAGACTAATGGAAACGTTTAATGATGCAGCTTTAACACCTGATCAGATTAAAATGCTGACCCTTCAATTTATGGGTCAGCATTTAACAGGTGATTTAAAAGAGCTTGACAAAAATTTAGTTAGTAAAAATAACACTTTACAGGGTATGATATTAAATCCTGAAGCTGTACTTAAATCTATACCTGCACCTCAGCATCATCAACAAGCACCTTTACCGCAACCAGCTATAACATTTCAGACAGCTGAGCAGCAGCACACTAACGTAGTAACGTCTCCACACATCATACATAATGTACCGGTAAATCAACAGCCTCAAGTTGATCGAAATCAATTAGAATTTAATTTTGAAACAAGTCCATTATCAGCGCGTATATTTGATACTCTTGAGCGTATAGAGAAAAAACTTATATCTCTTGAAAATAGATTAATTGAGATTGAAGGTATTAAAAAAAAGGATTAATATATCGCTTGTTTAATCAAGTAAAGATATTATTATATTAATATGATGTTAACAATACCTGATAGAGAGGATTTTCTTAATAACTTTTTAACGCCTCTTAGTCGTGTAGCGGATAGTGCTGTCTTGAAACTATCAACAGATAATATACACGCGATTATTGCAATGAGCGATAATACACTCGTTGTACATGCAGGATATAAAAATATTTTATCTGGAACTGAAAAGAATCTCAATATACCTGACTTAAAAAAGTTTTGTAGGGTTCTTTCATGTATTGATGAAAAAGGTTGTGTATTAGATATTTCTGCCAATTATATTGGGTTTGAATCATCTACGGTACGATTTAAATATTTTCTTTTTGAGGACAATATTATTAAGACACCTAAACAGATTAACCTTGAAAAATTAAAAGAATTGCCATTTGATGGTACATTTACAATTCCTTTTAGTTCTGTTATATCGCTTATTAAGGGGAGTTCTATTGCTACGGAAACAAATAAGATTTACCTTACGTTTAAAGATAACAGTGTATTTGGCGAGTTAACCGATAAGACAAGAGCTAATACAGATTCGTATGGTATTAAGATATCAGAAGATTATAACGGTACTGATATTGATGTGCATATACCGTTGAATTTTGAATTATTTAGAATAATTTCTTGTATGAAATACAAGGTGTTATCAGCTAATATTTCCTCAAAAAGAGGTTTATTAACTCTCGATACAGGCACTGAGACGACGAGTATGAAATTTATTATCTCCGCATTACAAAATTAATTCTTATGAGCAACAACAAACTAAAAACACCTGGTTATTTTATTAAACGATTACGCGATAACGGATTTGTTGTTATACGTTTATTTTCCGTGTATGCAAAACATGATCCTCGGCGCTGGACGGTAATGGTAAATCCTAGTGAAAGATCAGTAATGATTACGTGTTACAGTAATAAAAATGATCTTGGTGAAATTTTATTTGAAATTAACGACGGTGGTTTAAAATTACCTAAGAATTATAGCATTAAAACCGATAGCATTGAAGTCATAATTGATTATCTAATAATAAATGGTGTCTCAAATAACATTGATTATCGTGGTAAATCGAGATATCTTGCAAAAAGAATAAATAATGTTGATGAGCGAGAAGAGCCCAAACAACAAGGAGAAGCGAGTGAAGAAGACGGATTCTAAGCTTAATAACGATGATAAAGAGCTTTTAAAAAAAGCTATGATCTCCGCTTTGCAAGAAAATATTGATGAAAGAAATAACGGCATTAGAAAAGATTTAAAATCATTATCGACTACTGTTGAAGAATATCTCACTTCATTTATTATTCTTGGTTATACATTTGATGGTGACCCTATACATTGTATTTCCGCTCATACTCAACAAGAGGCAGATTCACTAGTAACTTTAATTAATAAGTTTTTTCATAGTCATATAGAAAATGAATCTACTGAGCAAGATTAAGCTTAAGGTAAAACACCCTAAACAACCTTTTATTTACGCTGTAACAGCAGGTAAGTATCTCGGTGAATTGCTTGTATATACCGAGCAGATCGGTAGTGAATACGCATTTCTTTCACTACCAACAATGAATATTAGACACATACCTGTAGAAAAATTCGATACAGGATTAAGCAATAAAATTGTTGATATTGTTGAAAAATTACCTTCATACGTACATAAGACATGTTTACAGCAATATAAAAAGAATAAATCAACAATAGCATTAAAGGATAGGGAGGACTAAGTACGTATATGGATATTATTCAACCAAAGGTTATTCAGTCACCTATTAGTGGTGAACCAGTAAGACCTAGACTTAAAACATACATTCGCGGAAACCAGGAAATTGTTGAGGCTGAATATATTTGCCCAGCTTCCGGTAAGTTTATTCGTAAGGGTGTTGTTTCGATCAAAGATCTCGGTAATCCTGAAGCTTAAATTTTTTTCTTGTATTTGACTAAGAAAGTGACTATATTCAAGTAGTG